TCTTCTGTTAATTCATATACAGCAATATCATAGTTGTTATTAGTGATTTTTTGTCCACTATTACGTAATAAATTTCTTCCCCCAACCTGAATATTACTAATACTTGACTTTAGCCTACTCTCCAATGAAAGCAAATCAGGATTAACAAGTTGCTTTATCTCTGTTTTGTTGCCGTCTGTGATTTTAAGATTGGCTTTAATTTCTATATGGTCATCAAAGAGGTGTATATACTGCTCTCCATTTCCTGATGTGATTTTGTCTGTTTTGATTTGTCCACCAGTGATTTCTGTAAAGCCGTTGTGTTTTGCAATACCACGCTCTCCTTCATATTCTGAATTTATAGAAGCGTATATAAAATGATAGAAGCCTGCTTCTTGCTCTATATCTATTTTATTTTCTGATAAGATAAATTCACCTATTTCAGATGCTTTACTTGCCTTGATATATAAGTAATAGGTTTTTGCCTTATCGTCCAATCTACCTGATACGAAAGCCGGAATATTCCAATACTTGTAACTATTAGCATCACAATTAGGTGTAATATCGCTACTTCCTAAAGTAAAGTGTTTGAGCCATCCACTACCTGCATTGATTTGCTTGCTATTCTTGTCGAAATAGAGTGTGTGAGGGGTTTTTACTGGGTTTGTTTTTGAGACTACAAAATCAAACTGAGTAGATTTGTTACCTATAAGCGCCATCATTGTTTGTACGGTAGCAGGAATAATACTCTTAGTATATTCAGGAAATGCTTCCTCTATCTGTTTGATGGTTTCTTGAGCATCTCGCCAACTCCTTTTGGTTAATGATTGTGTGCGCTTATTGAGTTCTCCAAAATACACTTCTTGGTTTTGGAGTTTGCGCATTTCAGAAACAAAAGAATGTCCTTGTACCTTGTTAGAAAGCTCTATTTGCGGACTATAAGGGTTATTTACATACTCTTTAAGCCCTACGATACGAATAGCTACAGGGGTACGTTGAAATTCGGTATCTGAAAAATTGATATATCCCCCCATTTTGAGGCGTCCTCCTACATTTACCCAATTCTTTTTAGCCCATATTCCGTCCAAATCACCAGTGAAAGTAAACATATCAGCTCTATTTTCATATAGGTATTTGCACGCTTCTTTCATCATCTCCCAACTTGCCCCTGTTTTGGTTGCATTGTCGCTGATGTAAGCATTAGGCATATGCATATTATAGACGGAATACTCATCGCCTATGGCTGGCTTGAATATATCATTTGGCATTGTTACGCCGTCTTCCTCTTTAGGGACAATTTCAAATCGGCGTGCACTATGGTTGTAGCCACTGCTGTGCTCGTAACGGCTTATTTCAAACTCACGTCCTGATAACATACCACTTTCAAAGTAGATTAGCATTTTTTCCCCTTTGATTTGTAGGTCTGCAAAATTGAGAGCTTCAGGTATGGAAGTATCTGTAAAGTCGTAGAAGTGTTTGGCTTTATCTACTTCAAAAACGGCTGAAACCCTCCCTTTGCGTTTAGGGTATATATGCGATAGGTCAAGGCTTTGCTCATTTACAAAGCCGTTATTTTGTGCGTTCTTGATAGCTATTGATAGCCCTTTGTCATCTGAAACGAATGTTACCCCCTCATATATGTACTCTTGTGATTTAGGTAATAATAACTCTTTATTTCCGTATTTAGAGCGGTCAATATTTCGTTCCCCTCCTTGTACATAGAGGCGTGTAATACGACTTTGTTCTGTAGTACGACTTACGCCTGTTTTAAAGCCTTTTCCCTTGCCATATTGTAGAGGTAGGGGATTATCCTTAAAATACTCTACCTTATGCAAATGAATAGTTTTACCTATAATCTCGTATTCAGTCTCAAAAGCTTTAGCTATCATCTCCAACGCTTCAAGGCAGTTGTTATGGTTGTAAGAAACGAGTTTCTCATTAGCTTCAATCGTTGTTCCTACTTGCCAACCGCTATCTATCATATTGAGGCAATCTACCAATATCTGAATATGATAGCGAGGAGAGGCTGTGAAAGGAAATTTTAGGGTTTTATCATTAGGGTTACGAAATTTGTAATTCTTGAGATTTACACCCTCGCTATCCATTGTTAAGGTATATTCAAAATTTTGTGTGTTATGTTTTACAACCTTAGCTGGCTGATTGAGAGTGTAACGTTCATTAGCAAACTCGCACCACGCACCAGTAGGAATATCGGTATAAGTAGGTAATGAAAAGTATAAAGTAAGCGTATGCTCCCCCATAATAGAGCGGTATCTGTAGCTCTCATCAGTAGGGAATATTTCTATATGTGTGCTGTTAAAATAGAGTTGCATAGTCTTTAGTTTAATCAAAGACAAAGGTACATTATAGAGGAATAATGTACCTTATTATGGTTTGTCTATTTTTTGTATTTTCTTTGTATATTTTTTACACTACCACTAAGGAAATGATAAATTCCACCCTTAAAGTATCTTTTGTAAGTAGCACCTCTTTTACATTAGCCTTTTGATAGATAGCCTTAAAGGTGCTACCAAAAGCATTAATGGTGTGTTCTCCTCGCTGAGAGAGGTTGTATAATAATGCTTGATAATGTTTCCAAAAACTCGTAATAGGTTGTTTCATATAACAATGTAATTCAAGGGTACGTTCCTTAAAAACATTGTTGTGTTCTGCATATTTCACACCTGTAAAAGTCCTACTAATGGTGGTTAGATGCTCTTTTACTTCGTAGCTCTTTATCAAACTGCTTTTATTTTCTTCAAGGAGGTAAATACCATACTTAGATAGGTCTATATTATCAATAGTGAAACCTGATAAAGGTAATGTATCATTAGGAACTTGATAACTATAGCCTTGTAAGGGATTATCATTAGCAAAAGTAACTTCATAGGTGATATATCCTTGTTCTTCTTTAGCTTTTCTGACCCCTACAAATCGCAATCGAAAAGACTTGCCTAACTCCTCAAAGTGAAAATCATTATAGGTTTGAGCAGATAGAAAGGATATAAAAGGGTCGTATTGATTACTTTTAGAAATAAAAGATAATGAAAATGAAATAGTGTCAAGCTGAGGGCTATCAGTATCATATTCTTTGCCGTAATACTCAGCCCAATCGTTACTATCTAACTTTTTCAAAGGAGGAAAGCAAAATAAATCCTTGTAGTTGTTATCTAAAAGGTAGGTATGGTAGGTAGCTTGTATGTTGATGTTGTTTATTTTCATTTCTTTATTACTTTTTTATTTTCCTCAATAAAATAAGGCTTTGTTTTCCAATTCTTGAACCTATCTTTGTTATCAGTTACCCATTGCTTATAATTGCTTGGTACATCACCTACATAGTTAGAGGAGCTTTCAGGGGGTAATTCTTCATCAGCTTTTAGCTCCTTTATAAGTTCTTCATCAGTCTTAAGAATAGTAACAATATGACACTTACAACCTACGTGCCAGCCGTGAAAGTGAAAGGATTTTGGATATTTACCCTTGAGTTCATCGCACATATCATAGACTTTGTGCTGTGGGGATAGGCGTACTTCAAAGCCTACTACATCGGGGTTTTGCTGTATGCGCAACCAATCAGCGGACTTATAGGCTACATTGATTTCATTACTTGCAAGTCGCAAGGCGTTTTTGTAGGCACTTCTATATACTCCTTGTCCAGTGTGGTAATTTTGGGCGTTCTTGCTTAATACAAGGTTGCCATATTTATCCCTTACTCTACGAAATAAAGCTGTAGGATTATTTAGAAGATTACGTATTTCACGGCTTAGCTGGACAGCGCTTTTGCCTTCCTCTAAAGACACGGACAAAGCGAGCTCTATTTCTGTTTGGGCTTTCTTGGCAATATCCCACACACGATCAGATACAGTAAAATCTTTAATCTTACGTTTCTTAAAGGTCTCAAGGGCTTCTAAGTTCTGATACTTGGTTAGTCCTTCTCTTAGTAGGTGGTCCTGTTTGAGGTTGGCAAATGCCCATTCTTTGGTGATGCCTTGCTTTATGATTTGGTCTAATTGGTTGCTGAAGTTAGCTAATTCCTTTTCAAAGACTTTTCCTTTCTTGGTTTTTGAAAAAGCAAATAATGTACTTGCAATAAGCTCCTTGAAATCAGTTTTGAGAGCTAAAGACACAGAAAAGCCTACCCACTGATAGAATAAGCGTTCTATCTGTTGTAGGTAAGCGAGTAGGTGTTTTCTATGTTCGTTATCGTAGTTCATTAGATACTTGCTTCATTGAGGCTGTTGTTTTCCTCGTCTTTGATTTGCTTTAATTGGGCTTCAGGGTCGGTGATGCCGAAACGCTGCATTGCTTCACGCTGTGATATAAGGGGCTTGCCACCATTGGCTTCTGTAAGGGTACGTATCATTTCGGTATCATCATCAATATCAAATGGGGTAATGATAGGGGTGATGTCTATATCTTTCATTTCCTTTTCAAAGGGTAAATACATCTTGGAAAGGAAAGCTAAAATGATATTAATACGCCTTTGCAGGGCAGGGATAAATATAGCCTCGTTATCTTTTACTTTGAGGTGTGCAGGTAGCCAAGCGAGTTTGCGCCCTACTCCTGAGAGCATATTCCCTTTACCCGCATAGAACTCATCGGAAAGGTCGGGGGTGTGGGTGAACTCGTGTATATCACGGCGGTTCATTGTCATTTCTCTATCGAAATTCTCATTGGCATTAGGAGGTACTACGAATTGCACGTTACCTCCGTCTTTGACCTCAAATACTTTACCGCCTGTGTTATTGGTAGCTGTTTTGCCTTCTACACGCCCTGCAATCATTAGTATAGGCTCTCCGAACTTCTTATTACTTTCAGAAAAGTAGGTGCGTTGTTCTTCGGCTATTTCAATAAGATGTTGTACACTATCCCAATCGGGCTTGTCTTGTTGATATAACACTACAGGTATTTTGCCGATAATATTAGGTATTACTTCGGTAGTGGTTTGTCCGTTTTTAGTAGTGAAAGTGTAAACAAATTCAGTTGTGAAGGCTTGGAATACAGTTTCACCCTCTTTGGTAGTGCTTTCTATAGCAAACGATATAAGGTTATTATTATCGTCAAAGCGTGGATATAGTTTGTGTTTTTCAGGTGATAGTACCTTGTGGCGTAATAGGAATTTAGAAGGCACACCGTATTGTTCGTTTTGCTCTTCTTCGGTATACCACAACTCAGCTACTTGAGTGTATCGCTTTACTTCTGTACATATTTTACTATCTGAAAAGCTCATTTTATTTGCCTTGATAACCTCCTGAAAAGCAGTAAACAAAGTACTATCTTCAGCAGTATATTTGTAAGGTATAGCCGTTTGGAACATCGTAGCTATTTCTACAATACGTTTTTGATAAGGGAGTCCTATACGATTGAGGGAACGAGTACGCTTTTCAAATCTTGGTTTGCCTTGACTATCTAATAAGGGGTTACCTACTTCATCAGTGAGTGGTATCATTATTTCAGGGTCAGGATAACGGTGTTTGTTGATGAGTATTTCGTGCTTTTTAACATCATATTGCCGTTGGTATTGCGAAATATCTATTAATGTTACTCCTTGTTTGAAATCTTCTTGTGTCATAGTCTGTTTGTCCATAATATAAGTTATTATAAAATAATTGCCTGCAGGTGCTACCTGCTAAATCATTGAGGCGAGTTGGTATAGGTTGTTATTTGTTCCACTTAGGAGCTTCATTGTAATATAACGAATGGCATCTATAGCGTGGTTGTAGTTATCTATGGGGATACCTGCCTTTTTGTCGTTCCAAGCGTAATTCTTTAGCTCCTTCATCACGTTGAAACTCTCAGGGGTTACCACTAACTTATAATTGAGCATTGTTGTTATACCTGCTGATACACTTCCTGCTCCCTTTTCACAAGGTTCTATATTTAGTCCTTTGTCTCTTAGGTCTGCAATTAGGCGAGGTTCGGCACTATCTGCAATGATAAGGTCGTCAGGGTTGTCTATTAGGGTGCTGTTAAGTTGATAAAGCCCATCGGAGGATAGTTGCTTGTTATTATAGTACTTTTCATCTATGTAAATAATCTTTCTTCTGTTATCTACCGCTACCCTAATGAGTGTATCAGGGTCAATAGAAAATCCGTAATCTTGTCCGTATCCATAAGGTAGCGAGGTATCAAAATAACCAATCTCCCAATCGGTAAATATGACCCCCTCTGATACATCAGCCCAACGACCTATGATTTTTTGAGCGTATTTGGTTTTGTTGAATAGGGACTGACTGAATTTACCTTGTTCATCGGTAGCTTGTGCGAGGCTTTGGGCTTTTATCTCCTCAATCTGCTTAAAAAACTGCTCATTGAGGTTTTCTGCATTATCAAAGTAGGTGGTGTGGATATGCAATACATCGGGATGGGTGGATATTTGCACCTCAACACCGTCAATATTTACTATTTTATGTGTTTGCTCGATATACTTTTTATAAATGAAATGCTCAGCATTGGAGGGGTTCAAAATAAGGATAACCCGTAATTGTATCCCTTTCTGACGAATAGAAAGTATTAGTTTCTCATAATCCTCCTCTGATAGCCATTCTTCCATCTCATCGCCTACGAAAGTAGTAATACCGTGTAATGATTTTAGGTTAGCTGTTTGGTTTCCTGATGAGGTCTTAATCCCTTTAAAGAGAATTTCAGAGCCTGAAAAGGTGTTTTTAATAGCTGTTTTTGTTACATTGAAATACGCTTGTGTCCCCTCTGCTTCTATCTTTTCCTCAAACTCAGGAATAATGGAACTATGAGCAGAAACCATCGTATAACGACTAAATAATATCTTATGCCCTGCTTCGAAAGATAAGCGTTCAAGGAAAGTAGATGCATTGTACGACTTACCCGACCCCCTTCCTCCGGAGAGTATGATGATAAACTTATCTTTATTCAGATATAAGGGATTATATACGGGTTGTATTTTAATCATTACTTTTACTATTGCTTTTGAGCCATTGGGCGATGTCGATACTACCTTGTACAGAAACTTCCTCTTTTATGCCATCGTCTGTTTTGAAAGTAGAAAGTACTGTCTGCATTGCGGTCATACGAGTGCGATAATCAACGGGGACTTCACGGAATTTGTTAGGGATTACTGTACCATCTTCATCGGTAAGAGGCTCACGAATAACACCCATAATAGCAACGACAGATACCAAGTTTGATACATCATTGAATGTGCGTGCTCGGT